AAAGAACTAGATCTAATCATAGAAAGAATCATAGAGAAGAGAGAATTGGAGGACGGACTGGATCGTGGTCGCGGAGAAACAGCGTGCTTATTCATTGCCTTATTGCTTAGGCCACATAATCCAGATCCCAAATTCGTTCGCGACCAAGCTCTGAGACGATATCGCGAAAGGAATTCAGCATGAAGTCCGATGCGGTGCCATTCGAGGTAATGACCTTAGTTGATGTAAGTGATTTCTGTAATGATAAAGAACCGTTCTTCATTGCAGAACGTATAATAGACGAACACGTGGAACTTATATGTTTACTTAACGGCAAATATGGTATAGGCAATACTTCTTTCCGTATAGACTTGTGACTGGCACCATTATCTATGTTGAAAGAAACTCATAGACCAGCGCCAGAGGCAGTACCAGAATGGAAATTACCCAACGTATACTCACTTTATCATGATCTTAAGATAGGTGCTTTTAGTTATTCAGTGGTTTCCGTTGATATGAAGACATCAATGATGTTGGAAGAACATAGCTATATGAATGTTTCACTAGTTAGATTTACTAAGGGTGGAGATTTTAGAAATGGAGGAGCAGCCACGTAGACAAGTAATTCTACAACGTGTCGTCGAACGTCTAGATGTAAGAATTAACAGATTAGTAGCAGTACGCAATAGAATTCAAGATTTGGCTGAGTCTTACGATCCAAGATCATCTAAGACAGACGATCATGAAACGGACCCTACCTGAGCCATCGGCCGGTAGATCAAAAGGCCTCAGTGTTGATACAGAACGATAAGTATAGGACTAAATTATGAAACTTAATCAAGATCTGCGCTTGATGAGTATTGATCCTGGAGAAAACAGCGGCTTTGCTGCTCATATGGTTGGCGATCCGATCAAAGGCATGCTGTCATGGCATGGTTTCTATTCGCACGATCAATTTTTTAACCAACTCGCTATGATGAATCCGGATGTCATCATTTGCGAGTCATTCGATCACCGAGCTAAAGACAATATCAACTATACTCCTATAGAATACATAGGATTGGTAATTCTGTATGTTGAACGTCGGTATGTTGAACGACGTCCAGTAGAATTAGTTTTTCAGACACCATCTTTTGGTAAATCTTTTGGCATAGATAGACTGAAAAAGTTAGGACTGTACATAGCTGGTGCCGACAACACAGACCAAATGATGGCCTTACGACATATGCTTCAATTCTTGATTAGTCAAGAAGCGTTCGATTTTGGACTATTGAAGTGAATACTGAAGACAAATTACTCCTTGTACTACTCCTAGTAGTGGGAGCTGTAATTATTTACGGTATCTGGGTGTTTGTTTATTTATTCTAAGAAGCCCGGTCATTGACCGGGCTTTTTTAGAATCATGGCCTTAAGCCAGATTTAGGTTTTCCGCCTGATGGTGGCGGAGGAAGCGGAGACTCAGATTGTACTGGAGGAACGACCGCTGTACTTGACAATCGCTGACCTACAATCTGTGGCCGGACGTCTTCGATGCCTTCGGTAACCTCCGCAGCAACTTGGCCAGTCCTTACTAAGCCTTCTGTAGTCACCTTGTCTCCCATAACACCAGTTTTATCCTCATCTCCGACTGGAGATACCTGAGACCTGGATACCAAGGCGAATAGTACTAGGACAAAGGATTGTGTCGAGGTGACCATTCCCTGACTAAGATCTAGTCCATAGGCTCCGAGCAAGCCTGCAACTGCGGAGAGAGCATAAGTGTAGACGTTTGGCGCTATAGGTCTTGTGCTCATAGCTACAAGAATTGCGCCGATAGCATTGATAACCGTACAAATCCACGCTGCTTGTACAGACGACAAATAATCTAGGTTGAAGCCTACCAAAAAATTAACAAAGGCAGTTGTTACTGCGATCCATAGGGTCGGCTCTCGTCCCAGAATTTTACCTTTTCCAAATATTTTTATCATCTTTAATCTCTCCATTCTTTTGGATTTTATACAGCAACCATACTAATTTCCAAGCGCCATAATTAATCAGTAACAGAAAAATATAATTAACTATAATTCTACCATAATAATCGCCAAGAATCGGACCAAGTAATATATAAATAAACAAACCAAACATCGTAACCATGAAATACAAAATGTATTTTCCAACAATGTTAGATTTCCAATTTGATCCGCTTATAAATGTGACAATAAAAGTCAATAGACCAAGGCAGAACGTACCCAATAGTACATATTGAACGGCCCTAGTCATTGTGTCTCCGCATAGCTCGTAGCAAGGCCTCAGAAAATTGTTCTCCTCTACTACTAAGCTCCCTCGATTTTTTAGCGATTTTATCCACTTCTAATTGAGCCTTTCTTGCCTCATTTAACTTACGTTCAGACTCTTTTAGAGCATCCAAGGAACGTTCAATTCCACCCGTCCGCTCTTCAGGAACTTGTATCTTATTACGTCGAAACCAGTTCATAGTATCGTCTCCTTGTGTACTGGAGTACGAGTTGCAACCAGTGTTTGTATCAGCGCATTATTCGTTGCCACTGATGTAGCTAGTTGTTCCTGCCCTTTCGCAAGAATGTCCGCCCTAGTGTCCGTGTTTTGATAAGCAGATTGCCATGTAGCAATTTGCTTATCTTTATCGTCCACTAATCTTTCATAATACTTGATTATTACATCAACTTGATTTGATGGCCACAACCATCCTTTTATCCAACTGATGATAATCAAGACAATGATAGCAAGCCAACCAGCTACATTTACATAAGGACCAATAATTGGGAGCTCGCCCATGATGTTTATCCCTAAGCAGTAGGACCAATGTTCAGTACACCACTGGTGACATTCAATACAGATGGAGGGTCCACAGCTGACATATTGTCCAGCTTTGAATTAACCTCATCGAGAGAAAGTTTCAAATCTTCAACCTTATTGATGAGTTCCTTGAAGGCAACAATGAACTGGTTAGGTATCTCCAGTTCGTGATCTACTGTATTGGAAATATGATCGGCTTTATCGGTCATCCCAACAATAGACTGAAGATAATGTTCCGAGTTGTTAATCTGTGCTACCTGAAGCGGTTCCACTGTTCCTCCAAAAAATCGTTCGATTAGTGGTGCTAGGAGTCTGTTTTCTGCATCACGAAATCTACTCAAATGCGAATGCGACAAGTGTGATGAGTCTCCACTCGTACGCTTCTTAAGTCTGTCCCAACGCTTGACGACTTTACCATCAGGAGTGTATATGAACGATCGAACATCAAGTGAGTCTGCCGCTCCAGCATTAAGCTCCTTGACCATCCAAAGATTGAAATCAATAAGTGTGACACGCTTGCCACCAATTACTTTGTCGAACCAACCGAAATCGATGGCGGACGCAGCATCAGTCTTATGACTAAAATCACGAGCTGATTCTTCCCAAGAGTAATCATCCAACTGTCCGTTGACTATTCGCCTTAGATCCCAACCACAGTGATATCCACCTTTGTGATTCTCGTCACCAACAATGCCAACAGCATTGTTTGGAAGATTCGTGTATTTTTGATACACATGTCGTGTGTCCAAAAGTGTTTGTGGTGCATAACTCATACTAATTCACCCGCCTTCCTCTAACTAACTCAATTGTTTTAATACTAACTTTTTGGATTACGGCAGTAGGTTCCGTACGTTGAACACGGCTACTAGATCCTTCTTCTTGTCTCTTCAATTTCAAGATTCTCTCTTGCGGAGTCAATCGTCTAGGCGACGCAGGTACTTGTCCCATTCTGGAACTTCTTAACCTTCCTACGTGAATCTTTTTCAATGCTACTACTTGATCGTCTACTGGACATTCTCTGCGAATGACATCCAGTGGATCTTCCACCGCAGCATTAGCATATTTGTTATCAACTGGACTTTCCAATAGCAAATCCATAATCTGTTGCCTTGTATAAGGGATTGGTCTACTGAAATCCCGTCTAAAATTAAATATCTTAGTCCTGTGTGTTAATCTAGCTACCGATGCCGTCACTTCCATTGGTGATATATTTTCTACATACGGTTCGAATAGTATGAAGTCAATTGCCTCATCCGCACTCGTGTCATATACAGCCGCTATCCACTCCACAGTTTCTGGATGAAAGATTTGCCCAGCGAACTCCACACTGTCATCATCATTAACAATCTCTTTAGCAACCTCAATGAATCCAGTTTCCTCATTATAAAGCGCAGCCAATACCGTCATGGATTTCATATGTCACACCTAAAGTTCCAGAACGTGACGAATTTATTGTTAGCTGTCACGCCAAACCTGATGACAAAGCTTGATGTAGAGTAACTATCTATTCCCCAAGTCAAGGTGCCTCCGTTAACACCAATAGTAAATAGAGGAACCATATTCGTAGCAAAAGGTGTAGAATAAGTGTATGTCCAAGTACTGAAGCCCGAGGACGCAACAAAGTCTCCCATGTGCAAAGCTGCGTGACTGTCATACTGTAGCTGGTTAGGCCACGCGCCACGGATAGCAATTACTTCCTCGCTAATGCCCGCTAGCGAGTTCAACCAAATAAACGATTCCTGTCCACCATCAGGCTGATGGCTGAGAATGACACCGTCACGCATCAATAGTAATTTGCCACCATCAATCGTGTTATCCAACAATTCAATGTCCAACTGAATGGCCTGATTTGGATTGTTTGCATCGTTGTTGAAGTCCTGACCAAACAGCGTGGCCTTGTGTGTATCATTATCACCAAGAGGAAAGAATTGAATCTCAGGAATTGCTCCATGCTTAAGTCGCATAACAATTGTATCATCAGTTTCACTTACGACAATATCACCATTACGTACAGTCAGATCACCATCCTCAATAGCTGTGTGTCCAATTTGAAGAGACTTCTCCTTAGTGGTAATCCGCTCGCCCAAATCTAAGACGTGAGTGATGATATCCTTTTGTCCCTGAAGTCTGTTAGGATTAGTGTCATATCTGCTCTGTCCAACACCCATTATTGTTCTCCTTCGAAAACAATTCTTGCCATTTCAGTATGCGTATCTTGAGGAGGGTAGTATTCCCACCCTAAAATTCTAGTATTAAATATTTGATCTACTGGATCTGGGTGGCGAGGATCGCCAGTAAAGTTGACTCTTGCAGCATCCCCTAGACCATAGCTACCAAATTGCGGTAACTGGTCAGCTTTCAATTCCACAGTTAAGGTCGGAATGCCTGGTTTCTTGACGATTGCCCTTTGTGTGGTTAGTCCGGCCAAAATGGTTGGATCTGAAATGGACTTTAAGCTGACGTACTGATCGTAGCGTGGGAAGCCCGAACTTATAAGATCCGAATGGATGACTTCTTGGGTAAGCATTGTCGATCCTTCACCAGCACCTACTCCGTAGAAATGCGTACCTCTATCAGCCATCGATCCATTGTGCCAATAGTTGACGATCTGTCCAGGATAATCAAAGTCTACAGGGTTGCTTGCGCCTAGCGTTGGATATCCGATTCTTAAGCTTTTGGAATATACATTTTCTACTCTGGCGATATCTACTGTCCAGTCAAACCCATCGTCAGCATTTGCTAACTGATCCATCAGCTCACGATAATATACAAACTCGAATCCTTTAGCGGAGAGATTTTTGGTTACTGTAACTGCTGTAGTAGGCAGTGTAAATTGGATGCTGTTAGGATCATCACTCATCATTATTGACCATAGATCGATGAATATGGTCAATTGTTCCGCATTAACATAATCGATGGCATCTCGCCTCATGAATCTATATTCAGGATAGTGCTCCCAAGCCAACGCGAAAAGCTGATAGCTTTTTGCTTGACCTTGGTAAGTTCTTGTTTTAACGAAGCCGCCCCATATAGCTTCATTTTCGCGCTCGCAAACTAGGTAGCATCTTCCTTCTTGAGTGGCATTAATTAAATCCCGATTAGACATTCCTGTTTGGTCTAGCTGGAATGAACCACGAAATTCACCCATACCAAACCCACGTGTCATCGACACACCGTACAAAGGAATTTCAGCAATAACTTGTCCAGTGAGGACATCGCCAAACACATAGGAAAAGTTACTCAATGTAATCCTTACGCTAGTTCTATGGTTCCCGACACAGAAAGAGAGTCATTAGTCGTCCAAGTCCAAGGTGACGATGCAGTGATGGTGGCGTGGGAACCGGAGGAGTTGACGTCGAATATTTCGACGGTCGAACCCGACACGACCATGGCCACGCCTTGCCTGTTTTGGGTCCCGCTATCTAGAAGTGTGGCCTGGCCTATCACGTCATTAGATGCTGTATATTGCGCATGAGGCGTAAATGGCAAGGTAAAGCGTGGAGCAGTCCCAACTGCGGATCCGGAACCGTATATGAACCTAAACTTGTAATCCAACGTCTTATGGACTTGACGGAACCGCGCTGTCAATGAGCCAGATCCTAATGTCAGGTTGGTAAGGGTCGGCACCCAAGTGGTCCAGTTATTTGGCCAAATTTGATTGTATGCAGACCCATTCCAAACGTACAAAATGGCAGTGTCTATTACCCACAGCAACTGCCCTACGGAAACTTCCACACCACCAATTGGCGCTGCCGCATCGTTCCGACAACTAATTACGCCACCAGTTGCAGCAAGATAATATCTGGTATCTGTAATATTCGCGTTAACGATCGACGAAACAGAAGCACCAACAGCAACTTGTGCAATGGTAATTGAATTTACGGGGGCAGTAGGTGCAACACCTGGGGATCCTGGGGTTCCTGTAATTATCTGAAGTTGTGAATCGTTATTGGCACCACTGTATACAGAGTCTCTAACGTTGATGACAACCAGATCAATACGAGTCAAGGAAGCATGTGCGGCAGCTATAGCAAGGGTGACCTGTGCATCATTGACAACCCAGTAATTAGCTTGAGCGCCACTCTCAGTTCCAGGAATTGAAGCAACTCCTGATGAAACCAGAACTGTCATGTTTGGCGAACCTGCTTGTTGAACAGTGAATTCCTCACCTCGCGTCGGGTGGACACCCCCACGGGCACGTAGCGATGACGCAGAACTGAAGTTACCAGCCTGAAGTCCAGCAAGATACTGACGCATTTGAACAGCTGTATGAGTATCACCAGCATTCTGTAACCAACCAGGCGGATTTGTTACCGACATTTAAATCCCTCCTTATCGCCACGCGGACCGAAATTGGACATTCATTACACTATTTGCTCCAGATACTGCATTATACCTAAGAAATGTTTCACCTTGCTGCAAATAAAACCAGTCTGGAGTTATCAATGAGCTACGACGATTGGTATTACCATTCAGTTTCACTGTCTTGTATTGTGTATCTACAGTCAAAGTTTCACCGGTACCCAAAACAATCGCAAACGTCAGAGAGTGGCCATAAGTATCGTCTCTGATTGTTGGTGTATCCGATGGTCCAGTGATAGTGAAGAGTGCCGGGGTCGGACGATTTCCCAAGTTGTTAACGAGAATACCATCGCTGCTCGAAGATGCACCGAAACCAAAATCGAATCCTAAATTAAAACCAAAACCGGAACTACCACCAGTAGCGAATGGGACATCTGTATTTGTGATTACCGAAGCATAGAGTCTTGGGTCTTCAGCAAACATTTTGAACTGCGCCTTTGCCTGACCAGTACGACGGAGCTGCTCCCAATCGTACTTAACACCAAGCGGCTTAACGTATATTACCCGTTCGTCAATGCCAGGTGCTTTGTAGTAAAATGGCACTAGCGTAGAACTGGGAGCATAATTAGCTTTCAAAGAATCTAGGTAAGTTTCCATAGTATCTGAGTCAGCAATGATGTCGCCGTTTATAAGGATGTCACGTCCACGCTCGAACTCTGCATCCATGAATCCGCCATCGGCGTTTTCACGTTCGCGACGTGTTTCCCTATATGGTGTGCTGTCTAGACCCAACACAGATTGGACGTCAACGAATGGCAATCCTGAAGAATCAGTGTTGAGAATAATTCCTGTATCACCCAACTGAAAAGTTAGGTCTTCAGTAAGAGGCATTATAACCTCTCATTCTCAGCAGCTTTATACTCCTCATAGTCTTCCGTCCAACTCCCACCCTAACTCCGCCGCATGGATCCTAGGGTCGATTTCTTGAGTATTAACAGTGATATATTGGTTGGTAACTCTTTGTTCTGTAACTGGTCGGACGAATCCTTGCGGAACTGCAAGAGCAGGAGCCGGAAGCATCCCCATCTGAGAAGTAATGCCCTGTAGCTGACTCTTCAACGCTGGGATCTGACTGGAAATACCCTTCATGAATCCCTTCATGATGTTCACACCAGCAGGCAGAAGAAGTCTAAGGTCAACAGACTTCGGTCCCTTGATGTTTGGGATCATATCGGTAATTTCTTTGAGTCTAGTTTTCAAGTTACTAACCATACTCTTAATGCCGTCCATAAAACCGCTAATAAGATTTGATCCGGCATTGAAAAGCCAAGCCTTAGAATCACTAAAAATTGACTTGACATTACTGATAAGGTCGTCCACGAACTTCCTCATTGTGGTACCCATACTTGTTGCTTTTCTACCAACTTCTTGGAAAAAATCTCCAATAGCTGATCCCAGAGATTTAATCCAATTCCACAACAGTGCTAGATTAGCAATCAATAGAACTACAGCATAGACCACCGTCATAATCATAAGCGCGAAGCCTAAGATTCCAGAAGCTAAAATAAGGGCAGTGATAATTAAAAGCCACTTAGCAACTTGTGCAAAGACTACCAGGAACGGACGTATTGATTCTTCATTCCTATACCACCAATCACTTAATTTTGCAAGTGCCGGAACTATATTTAGTTCAATAATCTCTCCTATTCGACTAAGTGCCCCATCAACAATATCGAGTATTATTCTTCTTGCTTCCTCCATCTTTGGCATTACTTCCTCAACCCAAATTCGAGCAAATCTTTGGATTGCGGGAATAACTCTTGTTTCTATAAAAAGCGTGAGTTTCTCAATGCTGGGTCGCAAATGCTCATTGTACGATGTTGCCACGTCTTTGGCTGTTTGTAAAACTTTCTTCCAAGCCACACTTAACGCTTCTCCAAGTTCTTCTACTGCATCTCGGAAAATTTTACTTCGTTGCCACGCTGAATAGAAAGCAGCAGTGAGACCTGCTACAGCTACGGTCACAAAGCCGATTGTAGACATAATGATTGCCAACGCGACGCCACCAGCTATAATGCTGGATACAAAGAATGCCATTGTGCCAACAAGTATCACCAGGACACCAACAACAATTGCAATTATCGATCCCCATAGAATGAATTGAGCGATAGTTGTCTTTGTGGCTTCTGGCAACTTATCAAACCAATCTAGGACCACTCCCACAATTGTAATAAGCTTCAACAACTCTGGGAGCACAGCTCG